CTATCATCCCATTTATCAAGATAGTGATCAGCAATATCATTATATGCCACTAGTAGCATAAACTTAACCTCATATGCAAAGTCAGGTTTATCCCCTCTTTGTTGAGCATTTGCTAATTTATTACCATAACGTGACGTTTCTTGTCTTACGTAATTTAGATAATTATTTACTTTTGCTTCTGTTAAAGCCATTGTTTATTAATTAAGTATATTTAATATAAATGTTAGGAGCCCCTGCATCCCCAGATACAACTTCTCCAGCGTACCAAAATGTATATCCAATATCTGAACCATTAGCTGGTTGTGTTTGATTATAGTCATCTTGCATTAAGATGGCTACTTTTAAAGTAGTGCCTCCTTGATCTCCTAGAAATATTTTACCAGATTCACATGCATCTATTGTAACTACTTTATGTCCCCCACCATCAAGATAGGAACTTTGATTGCAACCAAATACTTGAGTTGTGCTATAATTATTTAAATCAAAACTATCTATGGTCCCATAATTTGCATAATATACTAAAACATTAGGATCTGTACCAGATTCAGATATTATTCGTAATTCTATACGAGCTTCTTCTACAGTTACATTTGTCGGTAAAGCACTTAAATCAAAAGATAAAAATAACCTTGATACTTCAGTACTAATTGCATCTGCTGCTAGTCTAACTTCCATTCTTGTATCATCAAGATCTGCAACACCAAAATCATGTATATCTTCTAATGAATCTTCTTCACAGTCTAAAGTTGCCCAATTTGAAAAACTATAGTCAATTTGGAACTCAGATTCATGTGAATAATTCCTAAAATTACTAAGCCTATCTTTACTACCTTCATAACTTGAATCATACCCATAAGAACTTGCATATATGAAACAACTAGATAAAGTATTATTTAAAGGGTTTATTTCATCCACCACATCTTGTAAAGAAAATGTATTTGTATCAGGAACTGCCATTTTTTAATTCTTTAAGTTCTTGCTCAATTGTTTCTACTTTTTTATTCAAATCTTTAATTCCTGCTGTATTGATAGCTGTAATTTTAGAGTAAGATAGTGCTTGATATCCACTTTTTAAAGTAGTAACTAGTTCAGGCCGTATCTTTTCAATTTCATTGGTTAGAAATCCAATATGAGTATAGTTATCTTTTTTATCTTTCCATTTATATAATACTGGATTCATTTGCCTCACTAAGTCAAGACCATTTACCTCCGTATCTTCTATGTTTTTTAATCGTGGATCTGAACTCATTACAAAATCATCTGCTTTAACATCTCCATCAACATGTAATTTAGTGTCAGGTAAAACAACCCCAATACCTACATCACCACCAACTTCAATTCGCATATTTTCTGTAAAGGTGCCTAAATAATCTTTACCAATCCTAATATCTGAGTTATTAGAAGCCAAAATAGCATTAGTAGAAGTGTCAGCGCCCAAATACCACGCAGCAGTAGTATTATTGATCCTTTGAAAAGATGCTAAATAACCTATAGTACTCCCATTCAATGGAGCATCATCTCTTCTAAATGCTGCAACTCCTTTGCTAGTTCCAAGACCAGTTCCACCATATATTACAAATTTAGTATCGGCTTGATTTGTTGGACTGTCTGTTCCAATAGATAAACTACCACTAATATATCCATCTGCTACTACATCTAAAGTAGTTCCGTCAAACTGCAATGCAGAATCACTAGTTAATGTATCAGTTCCACTCCAATATGCAATTTGTGATGATGAGCCACTACCACTTATACCAGTATAGTCTATTGTTATGTCATTATCTTTTATTACTTCATCTCCATAACTAAGTGATATATTAGATCCCCCTTTAAAATTAACTTGTTCTGTGCTTGATATATTTCCTTTACTAACATCATCTATAAACAACTCCCATCCCTGATAGACACTGCCGCCTGAACCAGTATAGTTTATGGTTATATCATTGTCAGTAGTTCCAGCTGAATCATAATCTATTGAAATGTCTGTTCCACCAATAAAATTAACTTCATGGCCTGAATTTATATTATCTTCTAATGAATCTTCTATAAATAAAGTCCAATATTGATAATTATCATATTCAGAATGAGTATGCGATGAATCCCATGTTAAGTTAGATAAACCATCTCTTGTAAAGGTAACAGAACCATCTCCACTACCACTTACACCGGTTAAATAATTATTAGTACCAGTTATAGTAATTGTGTTAGGAGATGTTGAATATGCTAATGTGATTTCATCACCACCTACAAACTTAAGATCTTCTCTTGAAGTGATAGTATCTCTCAATGTACTTGTGTCAACATATAAGTCCCAACCTACATAATTATCTAACGTAGGCTTACTAGTTACATCTCCCCAAGCTGGTCTAAAGTCTATATTTGATACATCTGAACCATTTGTTATCGTAAAATCAACAGAACTTAAATCAGATGTATTTACTCCACTTAAATATGAATTTGTAGCAGAAGTTAAATATCTCCCATCTAAATCAACAGTGTTTCCACCTGTACCAGATATGGTAAGATTGCCATTAGTGTCATTCCAACTTAAGGTTTGATATGGTATTGTATAACCTAAATTAGCTAATGTTATATTTCTAGTAGAAACAGTAGCATTAGCATCCACAACATGTCCTGTAGCATCTGTTGTTAAATTAATATCAAGATCTGAAATTACAGTTGCACCTGATAAAGCTCCTGTATCAATATCAAAATCATCTCCATTATAGGTTGGATGAGTATACGCATTGGCATTTGCATCACCAGTATATCCTAAATCAGATAAAGTTAAATCTCTAGTGTTTATACTACCATTAGCATCAGTAACATGCCCAGTCGAATTAGTAGTAATATTAATATCAATATCTGATATGACTGTTGCCCCACTTAATACAGTTGAATCTATACTAAAATCATCGCTACTGTAAGTAGGATGTACATATTTATTAGCATCTGTAGCACCAGTATAACCTAAATCACTGAGTGTTATATTCCTAGTAGAAACCGTACCATTAGCATCAGTAACATGACCTAAGGTATTGGTAGTAATATTTAAATCTAGATCTGATATAACGGTTGCACCAGTTAGTGCTGTTGTATCTATATTTATATCATCCCCTGCTTCTGTTGGATGAGTATATGTATATTCAGGTATATTTAAAACATTGGATGATAAACTTGCTGGCCCACTTGTTCCAGTAGTAGTAAGAGAAGTGATTCTATTACTATAAGCTTCATTCCAATCAGATGCACTCTCTATTCTACCATCCGCTAATGTCCCACTCCAACCAACTGTTATCGAAGTAGCATCAACTAATGCTGTAGAAGGAGATCCCCCCAATGTTAATGTAACATTAGTATCATCTGTCTTAGTTAAAGCATTTCCTGTAATTGTTGCTGCAGGAATTCTTTCCCATGTGGATCCATTATATGAAACATCGTCTCCAACACTAAATGTAATATTACCAGAACCCAAGTCTTGTGTACCAGCAGTAGTAACCCTATAATACCAGCCACTTGTACCTGTTCCATCAGCTAAAGTTGGCGTATTTGTAGAAGCATCCCACGTACCTTTATATACTTGTGAAGCTGCTACTGCTGCCCAAGTACCGTTTCCAGATGAATCAGATTTTAAATAATATCCATCCGTAGCACCTGTAGTTAATTTAATTGTTGATGCACTAAGATCTGTACTAACATCTAAAGAACCTGTAATGTCAGTGTTACTATTTATTGACAAAGAACCTGCACCACTATCATCTATCGTATCTACAGTGAAACTGCCTGATACATCGAGATCACCAACAATATCTGTATTATTGTTAATCGTAGTGGTATCGCCAGAATGATCTTCTATCGTATTTACAGTTAATGTATCACTGACATCTACATTACCTGTTATATTTAAACTAGTGCCAGTAAAAACTAAGTTACTAGAATAAGAAAAATCATTTGTTCCGTTCATATAAGGCACTTGCGTATCAGTACCATAATCGCTAAACTCTGAAACAACTGGATTATTGATTGTTAAGGTTCCAGATGAATAAGATACTGTTACATCTCCAGTTCCTACAAAATTAAGAGGCGTCGTATTATTTATAGTTCCTTCATTTGTGCCTTCTACACTTAAATTCCAACCTTGATAGTTGTCATATGTTGGCACTCCACTTGTTATATCTGCCCAAGCATGAGTATGACTAAAATCTATACCTTCTATATCAGTACCACCAGAAATAATAAAATCAACATCATCAATACTATTAACAACAACATTTGATAAATAATAGTTCGTAGATGCATTAGCAATCCATTTTAATCCAGTTGTTGTAGCATCATCCCTAGACAATACATATCCATCCGTACCAGCACTTAAAACAGTAGGATCTTGGCTTAAGTTAGCAGATAATAAATCTCCTTTGCTTAAATTTATAGATACTGCTTCATATTCAACTCCAGCAGCTGAAATATTTTGATTTAATATGATATCGTATTGTGCCATTTATTTTTAAGTTGCGCTATAATATAATTTTCCAGAAGTATCTATTTTTATATATCCTGCACTAATTATTGAAGCTGCTATACCTTTCATATATATATCTGAATGGTTAGACAAAGAAGAGTCACTACCTAAATATATAACTCCATCTTCATTAGTCCCAGTACCTGCAGTAATATATACACTTCCACCATCTCCATCTCCAGTAAGTTCTGCATCGACAGTTTTTATTATAACATCACCTGAAGTATATCCCCCGCCACTTTGTATTATAACGTTTCCACCTTCTGAAATATAACTATTATCTCCACCACTTATATTAATATTACCACCAGTAGTAGCTCCTGTACCAGCATCAATTGTAATAGATCCACCATTTCCATCTCCAGTACCAGCAGTAAGTTCTATATCACCACCATCTCTTGTACTAGAAGTAGAAGATCCTTCTCCACCTATTAATGAAAGTTTACCACCATTATACTCTACTCCATCTCCAGCAGAAACTTTTAAAGAATAACCACTATCTCCCTCTATCTCAATGGTCCTAGTTGCATTTAAAGTACCCGAAACAGCAGGATCTCCAGCAGATGGTTCTGTAAAAATTAAACTATTTCTTAATCCAATATCTCCACATACATCTAAGTCGTGGTCTGGACTTTCAATAAAAACACCAAGTCTGCCCCAACCACTATGACTAGATAAACCATTTGTTTTATCTATAAAAATACCTTTTTCTGGTGAAGTAGAATTTGCTCCTAAAATTAATTGCCCAGTCCAACCATCATCTGTAATACCTTGTATATAAAAAGGTTTGGTGTGTCCACCTATAACCAAATAATCATTACTTGGATCAGAAGGATATCTTAATATGAATCGTCCAGAATATGCTTCTAATGTACTTTCCACTGTTACAGGATCTGTGCCATTACCTGATATCAAACAATTTGCATCTATTGAAGATACACCAGTACCACCGGCAGATACGGGAGTAGTAGTAGTCCCTAAACTACTTAAATCTCTCCAAGCCAGGCCACTTGTTTCACTAGCATCTGATACTAAAACTTGATCATCTGTACCTCTAGTTAAGGTAGTTAAGTTATAACTACTATCTACAGTTAATAAATCACCTTTAACTAAATTTATTGCTTGTGAAGTAAATTCTTCTCCAACAGCAGAGACATTTTGGTTAAATATATAATCATACTGCGCCATATTATTCTTCTATCATCCAGTGAATCTTATCCATGATTTCTTGAGGACATTTTTCGTTTTCTGCTAAAAAATCTAATTTTATTTTTTTTATTTCAATATCTGCTTTTTCTTCTAAAGTTACTTCATTAAATCTAGTAACTAATTTTTGGTGAGTATCAAGTGCTTCCTTATACTTTTCTTTTAATGTATTAAAGGCTTTTGTATATTCACTTTTTGCATTATCTTGCCCAGGTATTTCATAATAAGAAAGAGTAGATCCATCTGAATTTGTATATGTTTTAATCTTAGGGTTTCCTTCTTCGTCTCTTTCTGCAAATTGTTTTGCTAATTCTTCTCTTTCTTTTGTGAATTCTTTTACTTCTTCACTAGGTTCAATTAATTTTTTTAATTGTTCAACTTCCTCTTCAATTATTTTTTTATTTTTATGTACAATAAATGTAATCGAAGGATGTTCAAATTTAGATTCTTTAAGTCCTTCTAAAAACAAATGGTAATCTTTTTTCCTCATCTGTATTAATTTTAAGTTGTAGTTAATATTACTTTTTTCCAAGTTGCGTCACCTTCTCCCCCTGTAGCTACACAAATATATAAGTAATCATCGTCATATGATAAATCTCCAGCAGTGCCTGCATCATCAACACTATCTTTTGTGCCATATTCTACACGAAAAGGCATTCTTTTCTTTACTAAATTTTCATTTGCCGTTCCACCTGAATACCAGTATTCTGTACCATCTACATTAACAGTTAAACCTTTGTACCTTAAATCAGATGCAATTGTTGAATTAACTTCATCTGCATCAGCGTAAGGAGATGACCCATTATAGTAATAATAATCCACAGGTAGTGGATTTAAAATCTCTATATTATATGGTAATTTTAAACTCATAAGTTATTTCTATTAAGCAGTGACTACATTTAAAGTATGTGGTGGATCAAAAGTACCCACTATTGTCATAGTATATATATTATACACTGCATTCTCCCCATCTGCATCTTGAATAGTAAGAGTAGATAATGTAAATTCATCAGTATAATCAGCCCCCAATGAATCTTCATCATTTACACTAGCTAAAGTACGACCTGGTGGTAATGCAATTACAAAAATGCTCTCTGTTGTACCAGTTTCAAAACTAAAAGATTGACTATTACTAGTTTGAAAAGCAGATCCGCCTAATGCTTGCAAGTCAGCTTTACTCGCTGGTGCGGATGATGTTGGACCATAATACCTATAATAATATGCAGTAATTGTATGATTTGAACTACTATATGATACAGGAGGCGTGGGTACCGAATCTTCTCCAGTTATTTTCCATTGTTGTTTGTCACCAGATGCAGCTAATGTATTTGTATTAACGGTTACATTATTTTCACTACCATCATTTAAAATATTTTCTGCATCACCTAATGCAGCATCACCAATAGTGACATCAATTATAGTAACTTGCGGTATAGAACCAGATCCTTCATTTGTAGACCATGTGAAATCATAATCACCAGATATTGTAGTACCTACTTCTACTTGTGTAGCACCGCTCGCACTAAATGAAGTAAAAGAGGGAGTTATATATTCTTGTGCAATGTCAGTTAAAACTTCTTCTGGTGTTTTACCAGTTGCTGGAATTGTTTGACCATTTGTATATTTACCAAAAGTTTTTCCACCACTTAAACTTACTACAATATCACTAGATAAAGTGTTTGCAGACAATCCAGATATATAAGAAGCATCAATAGAATTATCTTTGATTAAAACCCCATCTATAGTTACTCCTTCATCACTAGTATATTCAACTATGTTATCGGTGTAAATTTCTGCTGTTGCAAGGAGTGTATCTCCAGTGATGTCGCCACTTGTAACTAATTCTTCGTCAGTGTTTGTCCAATCAATGTGTTCATTTTCTTCAAAATTTAACAACGAATCATGATCAATTTCTGATACAACGATTGATACTGTACCCCCAGTTACACTTAATCCAGTAGAAAAAGAATAATCAATAGCGTTTAATGCACTAAGGCTTCTAGCACCCCATACAGGAGTTACACCAATACCTAATTCATCAACACCTATAGGTCCATTACTATTACCAATCGTATTTACTGCCATCGCTGTTTAATTTATCTAATGTCCATAACATATTGACAAGATTTTCTTTTTCAGATACAGAAGCAGAAGCTTGTATTGCTTTTAAATATGCAAATTTCAATAAAGTTTCTTGTATTTCATCAATATGATCATTTATATTATCATCATACTGTTTGGCTATTTCTCGTAAAGCATCATAAACATCTGCTCTAACATCACCATCAACTATTAATTCAGATTCATATGTATCTTCAGTACTTGTTATATCATGTGCTTCTCTCACACTATATGTTATAGACCAAATGCCATCCATCAATCTATCTTCATCTGTACCCATTGCAGTATCAGATTCAACTAAATCATCTGCGTAAATATTCCATGTCAAATCATCAGTAGTAGTAAAATCACTACCGCCTGCTATTTCATACAAATCTAAAGTATCATATGTATGTGATTCGTTGTTTTTATCTGTCACAATTACATCAAGAACTAAATGATATTTGTCAACAGTGGTTGTATCAACATCTACAATATCTGCAACACCTACAGTATCCCCCCAACCTGTGGAGTTATCTGTAACAGTTAAATGGGTTGCATCATTTGATTGTGATACACTTAGTGATAATTCTAAAGCCATTGTTTAATTTTTTATAAAAAAAAGGCGGGCTGTTAACCCGCCCCTTTTAGTTATTTTTAGTAAAGATATTCAACATAAATATCATACTTGCCTGCTGTTAAAGCAGCACCTGCAATATCAATATTAACTTCTGAATCAGAAGTTAACACAACTGGTGTATCACCAGAAGCAGCCGTATCATAATGCACATCTGCAGCAACATAAGTAGCATCATCAAATGCTGTAGCAGCATTTAATTCTGTAGATCCTACATTTATTGCAACAGTTGCACTACCGTCTGACGCTAAAGTAGTCTGGACATTTCCAGTACACCTCATTATGATTGCTCCCTCTGGAACAATTACGCCAAGACTTTGACCATCTCCTGTGGCTCCACCATGTACGTCGAAGTCATATGTAGCTTTTGCTACTCTAACTCCATAAAATTCATTAGCCATGTCTTATTATTTTTTTATATTAGTACTTTATTACACTGAAACATTTTCAAACGCTCCTGGCAATGAAGCCATCCAAGGATTCAATTGTGCCAACACACTTACTGTTTGAGTTCCACTTGAAGGAACTGGAATTGCTACAACAGTTGCAAGTCTTGCATCTTTAGTATATGCATTGTCTGGTGACAAATAAGACTTATCATGTTCAATAACAATCAAATCATAAGTAGCATCTTTAACTGTCCTATAGTCAGGTTTAATGACTGGGAAGCTAATTGTGTTAGTTACACCACGGTTAGAAAGCAGAGACTTCTCAAGATCCCTAAGTTCTTCCCATTCTCCTGAACCAGTATCAGCTGCACTAGTTGTTACAGTTGTACTAGTAGAAGGCCATACTTGCCAGTTTCCATCAGAGTCAACATAGTTGAAGAATACATCAAATTCCACCATTGTAAATGGATCAATGTTATCTAAAGAACTAGTGCATTCACTAATTTCACGTGCAGTAAGCAATAGTACATCAGTACCAGTAGTATATGTAGCAGTTACTCTGCGTCCACTATGAGCATTGATCTTAGCTTCAATAGCTGCACCAAATGTATCTAGTGTTGCACTTTCTGCAACATGTCTATAAGTATGTGTAAATTGACCTGGATGTTCATTTATATCTTTATATATAATACGAACAATATATTCTGTACCAACGACTGGAGTCATACCTGTCAAAGTCAAAGAACTTGTTTGTTCTGACTTAGCGCTGTATGATATACCACTATACTCCTTGACTTTAGACCCTTCAATGGGATCAGAGACAATTACTTCTCTTACACCTGATAAAGAACCAACATCAAAAGTAGTGCCAGTACCTTGAGCAATATAGATAACGTCAGAATCAGCAATGGTTGCACCTGCAGCCAATACTTTCATGTTTTTATCTAATACTACTATTTCACCATCGGCCAGTGCATTTGCTCCATCAGCAAAACCCACAACATCTTCACCTGCTGTGACTCCGCTTGAACGGTCAATATCCTTACCGATTAATAAACTCGTTACCCTTTTTAACATAATTTAAAAATTTAAAATTAATAATTATTCCATCATTGCAACTTCCGCAGAGTGGGTTTTATACCTTGGTTGTTCGATGTTTTCTAACAGCATATTAACTGTCATGTCAACTATCTCACTATGGGTATGCTCTGGGAGATCACAATCAATTGGAGTATCCGCATCAAAATCAACTGTTGCAGGTACTCTTAAATACGTTAGATAATAATTACTCAACGTATATTGCCCATCCGTTATTAATATAACATTATATTCATAAAATAACCTCAGGGGTTTCGCACTATTATAATGCAAAATATGTTCAGAATAAGGATTGTCAATTGCCTCTCTATACTCATCATGAGTACATTGTACTACACCCACTCTTTTTTCCTCGCCATTTATAGTAGCTAAAGCCTCTTCGCTTATTGTAAATAGATAATCTGAAGGCCAGTCGTTTTCTTCATCATCTACTATATATGCATTTGGGAATTCAACACTGCGGGCATATAATATTAAATCTGTACTTTTAACTAAAGTACGAAGATCATCAATCCTTTTCTGTGTTTGTTCAAAAGACTCCTTTTTTACATTAACACCACTATATCTAGTTTTAACAAAACGTTCAATAGCCTTATTTAACCAGTGGTCTAATTCCTCTGATTCAAAAGAAGGTACTTCTAGGGCAGATGTTTTATCTAACCCTAGTCGTACAGCATTATGCATTTCGGTTATAGTCATTACTTCTTAGTAGTCTTCTTTGTAGTTTTCTTAACTTCAGGCTTATCTTCTATTTCTGAAATTTCACTCTCATCCATAGGTCTAGAAACTTCTTTCTTTTTGGGTTGTTCTAAAGTTTCCTCTTTTTCAACTCTATTAGATAAACCTTCTTTTGCTTTTATTTCAGAAATGATAGTTAATCGAAGTTCTTGATTTTTTGGTTGCTCTAAATAAATAATTGCATCCTCTAAACCATGTCCAATAACCTCTGTGCCATAAGTATACTGTCTCTTATTTCTACGAATAATATTTTCAGCAACTGCACGTTCGATGAGATATTGTGTTTCCCTTGATTGGTTGTTAACCCACCTATCAAGAAAACCTTGTGGATTACCCTCAACTATTTCAAATAAGGTATTTTCTACCATTTCTCCAGACAAACTTTCACCACGCTTACCATATATTCTCAATGCTTTACGCATGTCTTCTGTGGACATTTTATCAAGCTCTCTAATTGCTTGACGTTTTGATTTATTATGAACATTTGCTTTTCTAGCTTCTTCTGTTTCATTTATTAAAGCAAAATTAGCAGTAGCTTTGTGTTCAAACATTGATTCTTTTACTCGTTTGTGGCTTTTAAGGAAAAGATATTTGAGTTCATCCATTGGATCTTCTGTCTCTAGATGGATATCTTTACCACTTGTCCTTATGAAGAATGTTTTCCAAAAATCTGAATTTGGACTTAATTCTAAATCTAATTTCTTACCAAGTCTTTCAGCATCTCCATCAGTAAGACCAGTATATAATCTACCTGATCTTGTGAAATATGATGCCAAATCTTCATGGCAATTTCTATACTTACTAATTCCTGACCATGCGTCTTTCATTAATGGTCGTAATATTACTTTCATTCTTCCTCGATTTTAATCGGTTTAATAATACAGGAAACCCAGGGATGGAGCTCTTCACAAAGCCCCATTACCCTGTATGGTTAATCCCGTTTTAAATTTACTCGGCATCGCAAATTAATTCTCCACTAGTTGTTGGATCAGCCAGCATAATTCCTTGTTCTGAAAGGAAGTGTACTGAATAACCATCCTTAGCATTAGATCTAAGAACACTAATAGATTTTGCATGTCCTGCACCAGGAGCTACAGAACCACCAGTGTACCACATAACCATTTCACGGTCTTTGCGGACAACTTTACGTAGATTACTTTGACCATCCTTATTGGAAATGTCAAGCATTGTCATACGATATGATTCAAGCGGTTTACCTGAAATTGGATGTAGTTTCCTGTTATGTACAGTGTTATCATAAAGCGGGAAGTGCTTAAGCGTAAGCTCAATACCATTCAACCCTTTATATGTAGTAAACTGTCCACCAAGTGTAAGATCTTGACCACTACCATTAACAAACTTGCTGTCAACGAGAGTATATCCAGATGCCTTTTCTCTAAGTACTCTATCAAATTCCCTCATTCCCATTTCACCAGTAAGAGCAATAAATTTACGCTCACCGAATCCACGAAGGTTATAAGAAAGATCACTCAAGAAAGTATCCAGAAGATCAAGAGTCAAAGTTGTATAATAACGTCTGTTAGCAGGAGCAATTTGCTGAAGAAGCCCAGCTCCAATATAAACAGGACGACCGTTTGTACCTTTCAATGCAACACTACCATCAGTCTTAGCATTATACTTGGAATACATAGTCATCATGTCAATACGTTCATACCACTGACGCATTGCAATCCACTCCTGATAATCAGCCCAATAGTAAGAAGACTTACCTGAAACTGGCTCACGAAGTTGAACAACCATTACACTAGAAACAGCACTACCAGTAATATCATAACTTGCACGCATTGTAGTCAAGTGATTACGCAGCATGAAAGGAGTCTGATAATTGAAGATATCAGCTTCTTCACTACCTTCTTCATAAGCAGAAGCGAGCCTACTTACTTGTTTTCCAGAAGCTAAGAGTGAATCATCAATATAAGATTCCGCTTTACCATCTGCTACTACTACAGTATATACGAATGCATTACCATCTTGATAAGGTTCGCCTACTACTCTAGCTTGATATTCTTTGTCATCAAATACGATGACTGCTCCAGGACCAAACCATTTTTCACCAACCCAGATTTGGATAGGTGTTTGGTTAATACCACAAAGATCTCCTGAACTGATAGAGTTACCTTGCCATTTTGCATCTAGAATACTGATAGCCTTGTCATGTTCAATCATAACACGCCATTCGTATTCACGATTCTCAATGGTCATAGTTTTACCAAGTCCGTTAGTGATAAAGTCAATAACATTACCTTGGTTGAAGTAACCCATCAAATATGAAATAACTGGTGATACCTCATGTGGTTTAGTCATAAGAGCGTTGGTCAGCATATTCTCATCTACAAGGTCACTGAACCACTTTGTGCGGTAAAGTTGTAGTTGATTAACTGAATTGTTTTCTTGTGCCATTACTCTAATAAATATTAATTAATAAATAAAAATTTTACATAACCCCTATTTTCTTGCCTAAACTCTTTATATCTACTGTGTTATTTCCACCTTGGCTCTTTTTAATCTTATTTGGCCCTTTATTATTTTGTAGTTTTTTCTGTAGACTTTTCAGGCTATCTGATGACCCTTGTTTCCTAGCTCTATCTAGAAGGGCATCTTTGTTCTTAGTAAAGTATGCTGATTCCAATAAATTATTAACATCAGAAAGATAATCCTTCTGATATTTTGTCATTCCATCTGGACCAGCCTCTAAGATGTAATCTCGGAGTTCTTTTTTCTCTTTCTCAGATATAGTAATTCCTTTAATGTCTGATAATTCTTTTATATTTTCTTCTACGTCAGATACAAACTTTTGTTGCTGTTCTTCCATAAGTTGAGCCTGTTTTTGTTGCTCTTCTAATAGCTCTTTACTTGTTTTCTCTTCATGCTCTTTGACTAATTCAAAGGCTTCTTCTGCTTCCTCTGCAAGTACACCAGCATCCTCATACCTTTTTATACGTTTTTCTATGATAGAATCTTTTATACCTTGATTCTTTAAATTCTGTCTAACCACTCTTTTCTGGTCAGTTTCCTCTTCTAAATCAATACTTTTAGAATCTACTCCCTTTTGGTAAGTTTCTTCATAGAATTTTCTAATATCCCCACCATTCTTTACATATTCATCTAGTTGCTTAATATCATCACTAGCATAGTCAGGTACGGAGTTTTCTTGAACTACAGAGTTCATAAAACCAACCATATCCTCCACTGTCTTCGGTGGTTCATCTAATTTATCAAAATCCCAACCTAGTATTTCTGATAACTTATCTTTAAATACATTTGTGATATCCTCTTCAAATTTAGTTAAATCTTCTGTTGAAACATCATCATCTTTAGATGAATCGTCATCATTATTATCATCTCCATCATCATCTCCATCATCATCCACAGAATCATCATTTAAAGAATCATCATCAGTAGTAGAATCATCATTGGTGGTAGAGTCATCACCATCATCCCCATCAGTGGAATCATCATCTATCGAATCATCATCCCCTGGTTTATCAACAATGGGATCATCTCCATCATCGCCTATTTTAACAGAATCTCCTGTACCCATTGGATCATCAAATCCACCTGTGGTTGCATCCGTTACGTTTGTCCTTCCCTCTGTGTCAGATTGAGCTTTCCCAATACCAATGGTATCAGCTAAAACTTCAAATCCACCAACAAAAGGAGCATCATTTTTTTCTGCCATTTTTAATTACTGTTTGTAGGTTTCTTATTTGCTTGTTTTCTTTTGATAGCAATTTCTTCTTGTTTCAATTGCTCATCTTTGCGATTCTTACGTTCAGTTTCATTTAACTGATTTCGCTTAAGGTTTATTTCATTTTGCTGTTTCATGGCATCAAGTTCTAATTTCTTAGCATCTAATTGCTGTTTGAAATCACTATCTCCACTTTCTTTTACTCCAGCATTAATCAATGCTACTTCTAACTGAGTTTCTGCTTTACGTATAGAATCTTCTTCTTTAATTCGATTCTCTTCAGCGGCTTTATCCATTTCTGCTTGAACTTCCATTTGCTGCATTTGCTGCTCAGCTTGTTGTTGTTCTTGCTGTAGTTTCATCCTTCTTTGATCTATATCATTTAATCTTTCTTTAATATCTGAAAGATTACCTGTAGTTAATACTTCTGCAGCTTCAGCAAGAGTTGCTCCATTTTGCATAGCAGGTTGTAACAATGATTCAATTTTTTGTAAGTTAAGATGTTCTTCAGTGGCATCAGTAGCAAATATACCTAAGTCTGCATATAAAAAATCATCCGTAATATCCATAAAAATACGAGCACCATCACTGTATAAGTAATGTAATTTCTTTTTACCAGATTTTTTCCATGCATGTTTAGCAGTATTTAACAACATATTTAATGCTGATCTTTTTGCTTTACCATGTTTCCAAAATAAAGGTTCAGTAATGTGACTAGATTGAATCACTGCCCTTTCTACATTACCTACTAATTCACGTTGTTGTATTGAACCTTGTCGTTGCTTAGATACTCCTGATAATTCACCAAGCATATCTTCTATTTTCATAAGTAGGTCTACATAACCTGCAATTACATTAGACATACCTAAATCTTGAGAAGAAATTTGATTAAATTGAGCAGGCTTTCCACCTTCTCGACCAGGTATATCCCAACCTTCTTCGTAAGGATTAATAAAGTTTACACCAACAGCAGATAAGTAATGTATCCATTTCTCAGGAGTAACACCCATAGATTTAGGTATTTGTGTAATATCCATATTAATCACACGCCCTTTATCTCTAGCAATCATTAACTCTAAACGATACCACAATACAATATACATATATTGTAATGGTTTCATTATTGCCACCAATGATTTATTATCTGAATTAGTATTACTATATATTACACCAGTATAAGGCAATTTTTGACGTTCCGGACTATCTATAGGTGTGTCTACATAATCTAAAGGTTCTATGCCAAAAAATACATCTTCTCCTGCACGATAACCTTCCCAAATTTGACCTACCCACTCCCACTCTATAACATCACCTTCTTGTTCTTTATAGTTTTCATCAACTTGAATAACTTCTTCATCACCATATTCATTTGTAATGGTAAGAAATCCTATCTTTTGATAAGATCTCCACACAACATGATATACACTAACTGCATTCCATTGACGTTCAAATGGGCTAGTGACACCAGTATCTGTGATGTTTAATCTGTAAGATACACCACCGCTTTCCATTGGTCCACTGCCAAAACCACCAACTGTATTTTGTTTTTCTAATAGTTTGTTTAAAGTTGTTTCGTCAAGTTTGTCATAATGAAGATCATTAACTTCTTCTACTGTCAATTCTTGTTCATACGCAAACCAATCTCCTTCTTCTATTACTTCAATATCACTATTACCATCGTAGTCTGCATTCATGGGATTCATGCGTTTTAATACAGGTTCCCCATTTACAATACCTACATAATATATTTCTTCTCCTGCAACCAAACCATCTTTCCATCCTCGCAATAATTCATCTTGTAAATCTAATTGTTCTTTTAAATACTTTAAGGCATGATTTGCTTGCCTTTCAGCATTAGTCCGATACGTAGACTTTAAATATTTTTCTATTTGAGGTGGCGTTTGTACTTCAAGATCTTCTTCGCCTATACCCAATTCTTGTAACATATATTGGGTAATCATTTGTTTTTTCTTTTCCTGCAATTGACTAACAGCTTCGTCATTAGTCTGTATTACTAAGTAGTTAAAAGGCCTCTTCGATTCTTCACCTATCAATAGGTCAACCTTTGGCCTAATAATATTAAATTCTTGAGGAGAGGCAGGAAATGTGTCACCTACTTCAAAGGGATCTACAATATACTTCAGGTCATCTTTGTTAAATTGACCATTGTATAAATCGTAGAGTATGGCCATATTATCCCTTCTATTTCTGGAACCAATTCTACCTTGTCCAATTCTACCTATAATACCATTTACGCATGCTTCACGCCAAGCCTTCGTTTTTTCACGTAAAGGCTTTTTCTGAGCAGGAAATGCTGAATTATAGTCTTTCATTTAAGCTAGCTTTAAAATTTATCTGTAAATAAAGGAGTAGAGAATAACATGTTTTCTCTTGACTCCTCTTTTTTTTGTTTTATATGTACATTAAACAATTCCCTGTTATATATTATAACCATCATAAATGCCATAACACGGTCAAAGTTACCAGTGTCATTATAATTTATGAGCTCTTCTAAAAGAGGTTCGGAATATATTTTTAAGATATTCGTTTGACCAGGCGCAAACTCTTCAATAAGATAATCCCTTATCGCACCTTCTCCAAACATTTTGATTTGTTCATTCATATGAATACCTTTTGCTCTTTCGACTTTTGAGTCTCTAACAATATCTTTAATTAAACCTGGCTGATCAGCAAGTAAAAACTCACAATGTTTACGCCTAAAATAATCAAACATACCTTTCTTTTCATTCTCATATAAAATAGTAGCATTATAATAAGTAGTTAATTTACGCACCATCTCATAAAAATCATCAGCACGATCTGGTCTACCTGTATATTCTGCTACTATCATATCGTGATATTTCTCGTATGTTTGAAAACGTTTATATATGAAACATGAACCAAGTGAGTTAGTTGTTGATTTATCATGGTCATATGGGTCAACACCTGCAATATATAGACCATGTTGAGGATCCTCGTCCGGATGCTCCCATATAACTATGGCTCCTGTTTTATCATCCCCTGGTTCTAACCTATACCTATTCAATGCTCTCAAGTTAGGATCTAATTCCCATCTCAATCTACCTTCACTGGTCCATTCTAAATAACCTACTTGTTTAAAATCAGATATTGATTTACTATTTCGTATCTCAGCTAAGTGAGACATCAATGCTTTCTTCGGAAATATGTTACCACTAATTTCCAGTGATGCTTCCATTGGATTGAATGGACGTTCTGCAATATATCTATCTACTGCATTCCTATCACTAGCATTATCTACAATTTCTTGACGTTTCTCTAAAGAATATTTCTTGGCTTCTGCAATATTTGAATTCCCATTCTCATCCATTAGAGGTATTGAATAATCTTTAGGAGTTGCCATATTGACATATTGTGGTACAAAGAAGCCACATGGTTTATCTGGATTACCATCATCCCATATGTTTTCAATCTCTAATGCATTATACCCTTTAGGCTCATAAAATATATCTTTAAGACCATCATAATCAGAACCTTCCTCACCACCAGTACCAAAGGCAATCATAAGCCCATAGGCAGATCCATCATCATTTTCTACTGACGGCCTGGCAATCTGCCAAGCTGTTTTTAAATTAGGAAATTTACCAGCTTCTTCCCATAATATTAATTTACCTCTTTTACCACGAGCTTTTTGCGGATCATTTTTTAGGGATATAGCCATTATTTCTGATCTATATCCTATCTCTAATTCTGTGCCATCCCCTGCTTTTTTTATTAAAGATGCCCGTTTGTGAGTTGATTGATCAACCTTCTGTCTCTTTTTTCCAAGACCAGTGTGCTCATCTATAAAAGACATCATTTCCCAAGCCTTAGTTATAAGACCATCTTTAACTAAGAATTCCATCTCTGATGCAATAGCATAAGATTTTGATTTAGGTAAACAATAATAATTCCTAATTAACATTGCCGCTCCCTTAAAGGAATAACCTGCACCCCTTTTTTTAAGTACAGCCAAATGTCTACCTTGTGTTTCTGCTTCTTCTATGGTATCAAAATAGGATCTATCGTAGTCATAAAACCAAGGAAAAGATTCTATTCTATCTTCTTTTTCTCTTTCTCTACCTAATCTGTCTTTATACTTTCTACGTTTGGTTACATTTATTCTACAGAAATTTAAGTAAAAATAAAAGTAGCCAGTGATGAATTCACCATCATCTGTGACATAACCATGTATGCAACGCTCTAATTGCTCTTTCCAATAATCCCTATACTCTTTTGTCCCTTTTGGAGCAGCAGTATATCGACCTGTTTTATCATACTCTATTGCAGCAGGTCTAAATTTATCGGCATTGTTTGTTGATTTTATTTCTACTTTATACATCTTCTCCGTAATCTATATCATCACTTGGTAATTCAAATGGATTAATTGTCACATTACCTCTAGCAGTACCACCATCTAATTGTTCTTTGAGTACTTGATCTTCTAACTTTTTCAATGACTCTACTATCTTACCGACAGAACCTAAATTTGATGCCAAGTCCCTAGCTGAATAAACTGGTTTCCCATTAACGTCTACATCATCAAAATTAACCTTTTCTTCGAAGTATTGTGACAATTTACTAGCTGCTACTTTAGCTGCTTTTAACAGTCTAGACGATGTAGTTTCTTTTATTTCAGAAAACTTATCTATTGCTTTTTGTAAGGTATCGTCTATCTTATAGTCAGAATTTTCTAGTATATCTTTCTTTAGTAGTTCCCCTTTAAAGAGTTCATCTAAATTCCCATACGGGTTTAAAATAGTATTATCACCTAAAAAAACAACATAAGACAATTCTTTATATGCCCTATGTTTATTTTTAGACTTATCTCTATCCCATATTTTTTTAAATGCTGGAACGGCTAAGAATTCTGGTTGAAATACAACCTGTCCACCTTCTATATCATACGCTCTCATCTGCTACATATTTTATCTTATCTCTAAATACTTTATGCATATCGTATATTTTATCATATTGTTTTGATTTAAACATATCTACAATATATTCTGTAAATTCATCTAAAGATTCGAAATTTTTTTTATATTCGACCTCGTACAATTGCTCAGCAAACATTATCAATTGATCATATTTTGGTTTAACTGTACTTGCTTTTGTACGACTGCCTCTATATGCAAAAACACCAAGTCGTTTAATACGTACTGGTGTATCGTCAGCGGGGTCGTTCATCACATCTCTAGTAAAGCGCAAGGGGTAGTACACTATTTCCTGTACTACCCGCTTGTCTAAACCATACTTAAAAGCTAGTTGTTCAATTATAGTATTTTGCCATTTCTTACTATACACTATACTTTTTTAATTTTTTGATTTTTCACTAGTCCACTCCCAATAGTTATATCTCTTTAGATATTTAAAAATACCAAATATATAACGATATGTTTTAGATTCAGTTACGTCTTTTATATAACCATCACCCGTATCATATTTTTTACCAATTTCTTCTCTCTTATCTACAACAGTACCAAAAAGTTTATTTGTAATACTATGATCTACTGTAGGTTCAGTCAACAGTAAAGGATACTTTTGGTATACTTTCTCTGTTGGATTATTTACGGTTTTATTATTTTTCCTCGCTTTGTTGCTCATGACATTTAAATATTATATTAAATTCTACAATACCTTCTTCATTAGGATTCATTATAAAGTATGGGTTTACTTCTGTACCACCATCTTCATTATCAACTAGTAGACCAACATTCCTCAACTTATAGATGTGTGCAACCAAGTTGGATTTGGCCATTTTTAATTGCTTTGTTATGATCCTACGATTATCTGTAGAAATTAGATCTTTGTGGTCGCCTTTAGTTTTTGGCTTCCAATTCCGATCCATCTCCATCAGTAGAAGCGCCAGTGTCGTCTCCCTTGGAGTTAGACTCAGGTGACCGTTCAGTGTCTTCAGTACTTCCTGATCCAGCTTCTTTATCGGTATTGTCTTCTGTAGTTCCATTTTCTTGTTTCTCCATTTCAGCTAATTCAGCACGTCTAAGTTCTTTGACTTCTTCACTTGATTCTTTAAAATACAAACGAAGTTTAGCCTTACAGGCTTCACATTCCATACTTACTTCTGCATTTTCAGCAGCAGGAACAGTATAGGATATGCCCCTTAGTCCTTCAGCAAGTTTATTCTCATGCCCACATTGGTTACATTGAAAATAAACATCAGCAAACTCATAACGCTCACCTGGACCAGTTGGCTCTTCTTTAGCCTCTGTTTGTGGAGCTTCCTTAGCTTCTGTTTTTTCCTCAGCTTCAACAGCTGGATTTTTTGTTTCTTCACTCATTATAAAAAATATTTTCTTTTTTGTAAATCATATAAAAAAGGGTTTTCTAGTGCAGAGTTTATTCCTTGTTTATAACCTGCACGGTATCCCTTATTATAAGTAGCCCTAAGATCAGATAAACTACTTTCTTTTTTCTCCAATGGTTTCTCATCTTTTACTTCAAAATAAACACCTGTGTGTTCATCTACATATTCAGCGTTGAAGTAAAATACTTTCTGTGTCTCAGCCTCATAGCCGTCACCTATCTCTGTATCATTAGCCTTATATACATAAAGCTCTTTATCCTCATCAAATACTAACTCTGTGCCTACAGGTAACCCCGTGTCTTCAGATATAACTTTAATGGTTTCTCTTTTCATTTTATTTCCCTTTTATCATTTCTTTATTGAACTCATCTGCTGCTTTTAACAATTCTCTTGCTAGTGCTGGTGTTATAGTCATTGTATAAGATCTATTTTTAACAATGAATAGACCATCTTTTTTCTTTGCTATTTCAGATATATCATCACCAAAACTAAATTCCTGTTCTAATGCAGACCTTGCCTTAACTATATCTTTTACCAGTACATCAAACTCTTCAACACTATAATCATTATTATATGTCTTTGTTGGTTCCTCCATCATTAAATCATATAAGCCTTCTGTCATAATTGTATTATATAAAAAAACGCCTCCCCCATGTATACGGGAGAAGCGCAAAAAGGTTACAAAAATCAATAACTTTTTTAATTATATTTAATACATAATCGTATTAAGATAATAAAAGAGTAGGAGAAAAGAGTCAGTTATCAAAAATATTGTACACATTAAATGTGTCCTCTGCATAATTAACAGCATTGCATTTGTGGCAATGACAACCATTTTCTAGATCATTTTCCGTAATAAAAGCAGCATAATCTTTGGGACCATGTTCCCTGTCTAAGGTTTTGTATAATGTTTCCCCGCATTCTATACACTCCATTGTAACATAATGCGTAAAGAAACCCCCTGACTCATTATTAACATGACCTATTGCTGGTTGTAAATGCATAATTAATTTTGTTTTATAACCTGTATGTCTTTAGATTGACAAGTAGGACACCTAGGTTGTTCAGTTTGTGAATTACCCCTGTACGGGCAATTATTACATATTATCTTATATTTATATATCATAAAAGCTTATTTAGCAAAAGTAACGAACTTCGTAACTCAGTCGCTCCGCTCCCTCGTCATAAATCAAAGATTTATTCTAACTTTTATAGTAAGCATGATTCCCCTCCTAAAGTTGATGCTTATACCTTTGCCCAACATCACTATCTTTTGTGACCTGAACCCAATTGTTCAGTAGCTAAATTATCTGATCCAACAATCTTCGGTGACAAGTCTACCTATGATTGAAGTTGATCCCCCTCTCGGTTTTCGTTTGGGCGGTCCTTTTAAATGATGGCTTAGATCATAAAAAAGGGCGTACTATATTGTACACCCTATTATACGTGAACCTTTTAAAAAGGTTACACTATTTCTAATTTATTTTATAAATTAATTTCCCATTCATCTCCATATTCTTCAGGGTGAATTAGACCTTCATCAAAACCATACATTAGACACTGTAAAATTTCTTCATCAATGTCTTCAACATCATAGGTTGGTTCTTGCATGATTAGACCTTCAATTACTTCTTCTAAATTATTGAATTCAAACTCCCTTGCATCATCAATATTCATTATACTAATTTTCGGCATATTTTCCTAGTATTTCAAATTTATTTACCATCTTAGTTTTAGGGATGAGGTCAAAGTCTGCCCCTGCTGTATCAGCTGCTAAGATAATCATACCCTCTTTATATTCATCTTCAGCACCATTAACTGATAGTACCTTATAGAATTGTATATAATATGGTTCTCTTTGTTTAACATCTTTAGTTTCCATCATAGGATCCTTTTCCTTCTCTTGACCTTCCATTGGTACAGGTAGTTTCCTTGTTACCGTATGTTTACGTACTTTCTCCCTAAGTACTAAAATCTTACCACTCGGGGGTACAATCCTCCCCGCATCTTCTACTTTCAGTTTATTAATCATAATTATAATTTTTATTCTTTAATTTTAGGCAATGACACATGCCCACAATGTTCACAATATGCTTGAGATAATTTACCTTCAACTTCATCAGGTTTAGCTACACGCTTTTCAGCTTGACAATCTGGGTTACCACATATTATAATACGTTCTTTCCTCATTTCTCTGACTTATATTCTTTTTCGATTACTTCTCGTCTGTGTTTCTTAG